TTGATGAGTATGGAGGAGATAGGATATAAGCGTAATGGATGAGCAAGAAAATGTATATAATTATTACTTAGAGATTAAAGAGGATGGAAACCTTTATATGGTAACAGAGTATATGAATGGATACATAACGGAATGGACGGCTAACGCCACAATAGAAGTAAATGACGAAGTATATTTTATTAACCTATATGAAGATTAAGCTACTCCAGTAACAAAAGCAAACCAGTAGTTAAAGAAATTGCTACTATAGTATTAAACCAAAACAAAGATGAGTAAGAAATTAAAAGCGAGTTGGAAAAATAAAGATGGAAATATTATAACAGTAGAAGCTCCAGACTTTGATTTTGAAAAGTTAAAAAAGAAAGTAAACTACTATAATGTATCAAATAATAAAGTAAAATACAATGGAAAACATATTAGAAAAAGCCCTAGAACAACTTGAAAGAGTAAAGAGGGGAGAGATGCCAACAGAAGAAGGTAAGAAGCTAATAGGTAAAATAAGTTATTTTAAATCTATTTTAGAAAAATGAAGATTAAACGTAAACACTATAAAGCCCTACAGTATGCCTCTCTTATTCAGAGGTGGAAATACCTACCCTATAACTTTATATTTGAGGTAGTGCAGAATAGCGAGGTAAACGAACAGATGTTAAACAGAAATAGAATAGAGAGGAATGATAAAAGATTTTGAAGCAATGGACTGGAGCAAAGAATACACATACAAAGATAGAAAGATATACATTAGCCACGAGACTAAGAAGTATATTTTATGCTCATTCTATGAGAGTGGGAAAGGAACTTTTAAACTAGACAAAACCGAGTTTTATGGTTAGTATAAACCTTTTTAATGTAGGTTATCAAATCTACTTAATACCGACTATTAAATTTACCCACTCAAAGACATTGAATGGATATAGAGCTATAGAATTTATATGGTTAAATTGGGGAGTAGAAATAAGACTAAGTAAATAGATATGCCTGACATTAGTATGTGCAAAAATAAAGAATGCAAGTTTAAAAAAGACTGCTATAGATTTACAGCAAAGCCTAGCGAGTTTATGCAAACTTATGGAGATTTTAATTGTAAAGATAAAGTAGCAATAGATACATTCTTTTGGGAAAACAGTAAACCAAGTATTCAAATCAAAGAAGATGAATAATTTAGTAGATAAATGGCAAAGCAAACTAAACTTAAAAGAGTGGACCTTTCCAGTACAGGAGATCCTGCCTGAGCAAGTTGTTTACGATAATGACTGTCCACAAAAAGACAGATATTTTGTAGGGATAGAAATAGACCAAGAAAACAAGGTAGGAACTATCTACCACGATAGGGAATTAACGGAAGCAGATATTATCCATGAACTATTACATGCTAAGTATCCAAACAAAAGCGAGGAATGGATAAACAAGACAGAAAACTTAATATCAAAAGAAATATAATGAATATTGAAAAGGTAAAATTAAGTAAGGTTAAAAATAACCCTAACAATCCTAGACTAATAAAAGATGACAAGTTTAAAAAGCTAGTTAACTCAATTAAGGAGTTTCCAGAGATGCTTAAAATTAGACCTATTGTAGTCAACGAAGATATGATTGTACTAGGTGGCAACATGAGATTGAAGGCTTGTAGAGCAGCAGGGTTGAAAGAGGTGTTTATAATTAAAGCTAGTGAATTAACAGAGGAGCAACAGAGAGAGTTTATAATAAAAGATAATTCAGGGTTTGGAGATTGGGACGAAAAAGACTTACTTGAAAATTGGGATATTGAGAAGCTAAACGAATGGGGGTTGGATATTGAAAATAAGGATCCTGCAGATGGAGTTACTGCTGAGGTAGAATTTAGCGAATATTTAGACGAGTCCCAAAACTATGTGGTGCTTATATTTGATAATGACGTTGATTGGCTATCTGCTCAGACTCATTTTGAGCTAGGGAGCGTTTATTCTAAAAGAGCAAATGGCAAGGAATGGAGCAAGGGAGTAGGTAGAGTACTAAATGGAGCGATATACTTAAAAGATTTAAAGAATGGAAATATATAGCCCTAGCTATAAAAGGTCTAAAGGAGTTAAGACACACAACATAATTCCTGACATCATTTATTGTGTACATGAATTTGAAGCACAGAAATATATTGACAAAGGGTATAATGTAGAGATAATGCCTGACAGTATTAGAGGCAACATTGCTAGAGTACGAAATTATATGCTAGATAATTATGTAAAAGATAAAGGGATAATTATTGACGATGATATTGAATATTTTAAGAGGTGGAATATTAAAGATGGTTTACCTATTTGCGAAAGCATAGAAGATATACATGAGTTTATTGAACAAGGTTTTAGCCTTTGCGAACAGTTTGGTGCGAAACTATGGGGACTTAACATATTAGGAGATAAGGGAAGCTATAGAGAGTATACACCTTTCAGTTTAAATAATACTATTAGCGGCTCATTTATGGGCTTCCTGGACAACCATTTAAGATTTGACGAGAACATACCTTTAAAAGAAGATTATGACTATTCGATACAGAACAGTAATGAGTTTAGGAAAATGCTTAGAATTAACTATGCACACATGGTAAAGAAAGACCACGCAAATAAAGGAGGCTGTGCTGACTATAGAACAATAGATGTTGAAAAGGAACAATTAACTTTATTACAAAAGAAGTGGGGAACTAAAATAGTAAAGAACGATGTTACGCAGAAAGGGAAAAAGATAAGGACATTCGACTTGAACCCAGTAGTAAAGATACCAATTAATGGAGTATAAACTAAAACTAAACAGAGATGGCGAAAGAAGATAATTTAATACCTTTTAAAAAAGGAGAAAGCGGAAACCCAAAGGGTAGACCAAAAAAGTGGGTTAGCACATTAACTGATTCAGGATATAAAATGTCAGAGGTTAGGGATTGTATCCTGGTAATGATGGCAATGAACATGGACGAATTAAAAGATGCTTTTGAAAACCCTAACGCAACAGCACTAGAAAAGACTGTAGCAGGAGCAATAAGGAAAAGCATAACCAAAGGATCCTTGTACTCAATGGAAACATTAATGGACAGAGTATTTGGAAAGCCAAAAGAAACAGTAGACAGTCATATTGAAATAAAAGATACAACGCACACGACTGAGTGGGGAACATAAAACTATATAAGCCACATCCTAAACAAAGGGAGATACACGAAGCCTTAGAAACAGACATAAAATATTGTATTGTTTCAATAGGCAGACAATTCGGGAAAACATTATTTGCAGAGAACCAAGCTGCTAAATGGGGGTTAGAAAATAAGAATTGGAAAATAGGATGGATAAGCCCAACTTATAAACAAGCCAAAAAAGTATTTAAAGAGATTACGAAGGCTTTAGCCAACTGTATTTATGTAATAGGTATGAATAGAGGAGACCTAGTTATTGAGTTTAACAATGGCTCTGTAATACAGTTCTACTCAGCAGAAGCATACGATAGTATAAGAGGGGAAACCTTTGACGCTTTAATTTGTGACGAGTTCGCATTCTTTAAACCCGAAGCATGGAACGAGGTGCTAAAAGCTACTGTATTAGTCAGAGGCAAAAAGGTTTTAATATTATCAACTCCAAAAGGTAAAAATCAATTTTATAACTTATGGAATTTAGCACAACACAATAAAAACTATATTGCTTTTAAAGGGAGCAGTTATGATAACCCACTTATTGATCCTGAAGAAATAAGAGAAGCAGAAAGGAATTTACCCGACCATGTATTTAAACAGGAGTATTTAGCGGAGTTCCTGGACAATGGTAGTTCAGTATTCAGAAATATAAAAGAGTGCATTAGAAGGTCTAATAATACGTCTAGCCTTTATGCAGGGATTGACTTAGGTAGGTCAGACGATTATACTGTATTAACAATAGTCGATAGTAATAATGTAGAGGTATATTGCGAGAGATGGCGGCACATGGATTGGAGTGCTATAATTAATAACATTGTAGTCCAGTTAAATAAGTACAGACCTAATACTTTAGTAGAAAGTAATGGCGCACAGGATGCTATTTTTGAGCAGATACGGAATAAGGTAGCCTACAATAAAAATAGTATTCAACCATTTGTTACTACATCCAAAAGTAAACAAAACATAATAGAGGACTTAATCGTAAAGTTTGAGAATAAGGACATAGGGATAATAGGACACGATTGGCAGATTAATGAGCTAGAAGTATTTACCTACGAATACAATGTAAAGACTAGGGCAATAAAATACAATGCTCCTGTAGGTCTGCATGACGATTATGTAATGAGTAGGGCAATAACTAACCACGCTTTAAAAACTATGAAAGCAAGCGGTAAGTATTTTGTATATTAATTATACAACTATTAAATAATTTTACAATAGACAATATGAGAATACCAAAGAGCCTTAAGGAGGTACTTGTAAAAGATTACATACAAATAAACAAAATTCGTAACGCAGAATACGATAACCCATTTACTAGGACTATAGACCTATTGTGTATTTTCAATGACAGAAAGGATGTTTTAAAACAGAAACCTTCTGAACTGATTATAGACCTTTCGCATTTATTAGTAGAGCCTAGCAGGATCCTAAAGCAGTATTTTACTATCAACGGTAAACGCTACGGAATAGTAAACCATATTAACGATTTAGAAGCAGGGCAGTATATGTCTTTTACTACTTATTTGAAAGGGTTTGCCGACAATCCAAATGTACATATTGAGCAGATGCCCGACATATTGGCTAGTGTTATCTTTCCAGTAGATAAGAACAATAAAGTAATGGCAATAGAACCTAGCTATTTTAGAAACCTAGCAGATGACATACGTAACACAATGTCGATAGAGGATGCTTACCCGATAGCTGTTTTTTTTTGCAATCTATCTCAGAGCTTAACAGCTTGTACTCAGGACTATTTGAACAAGAAATTGGAGAAGATGACGACAGAGAGCAAGAACGCAATATTGGAGGTAGTGAAGGATTTGGAGAACGGTGGGGTTGGATTGCCACACTCGATAACCTCTGCAATGGAGACTTTACAAAAAGACCTTACTACGAAAAAATGAATGTAATAGAGTTTCTAAACATTTGCTCTTATGTAAAGGAGAAACAAAAAGCGGAGGCGAGTCAAAGAAGGATACAGGAACTACAAAGAAGATGAACGAAACAATAGTAACTAAACATAGCTCAATATCTCAGGTCCTGGAAGACTTTGGGAATGATGTGCTAGGGAAGTTAAAAAATAACCTAGAAAGGGATAGGGCTATTGCTAGTGGTGCTTTATATCAAAAGATGAATTTTACATCTACGATAATGGGCAGTACTTTTCACTTTGTGCTAGATATGGGCGTTGACTATTGGAAGGCAGTAGATGAAGGTAGAGGGCCTACTAAAAAAGCAGGAGGAGATTTATACGGAGCTATATTAAAGTGGGTTAACGTTAAGGCTACTTTTGGAGGTTTCCAGAATGTACAAAATATTTCAGATAAAGCAGTACAGAGGGGTTTGGCTTATGTAATAGCTAGGAAGATCCACAAAAAAGGAACTAAAGGGAATATGTTTTATTCTAATGTAATAACAGACCAAAGAATGGCTAAACTTAAAAAGGACTTATCAGATGCAGCAGCAGGAGATATGAAGGCAGTAATAACAGACAGTTTTAAAAGACTTAAATAATGGCAATAAATATACTAGCAAACCCTAAAGACTTTGCTCCTGTTTACAATAAAATGGAGTACCTTATTGAGTCCACTAATTCAGCACAGCCTAACTTTGCACACTTAGTAGACATCTATATAAATGGCTCAGTAACTAAAACTGTAAGACTAAGGATCCCAGTAAGACCATCTGACGATAAAGGAAAGGTAGATATCCATAGAGTATTAGAGTCGGCTTTAACTAGTAACGTAGGTAACCCTACAGCAGACGAAGGAACTTATGACGCAGATAATAGCTCACTAACTTATATAGTTAAGTTTGGCGAGGAGTATGGAGCTACAGTAGTACAATATCCTGACCTTACAGTAGACTCAACTAGAAAGGCTTTTAATGCTTCTTTAGAAAAGCGACCTTTTATTGATTGGGATGTAACAGAATACGAAATGGATGGAGTTACTAAGAAGTTCTTAACTAATATGCCAGATAACCATAAGGTATCTTTAAACTCGCATGGTTGGCTATATTATTTGGATAACCCTGCTATAACTTTTATAAACGTAAATGTATTTGATTTAAATGGCAGTCCCTTAGCAGGAGCAAAGATAGATGTAGCGGCTAGTAGCTCAGATATTCAGTTTGTGCCTAGTTCTCCTGCTTCTTTAAACAATATAGATGTAGCTAATTTATTGGTAGGAGCGCAGCCTATTATAGATTCTACAGTAGGCTCTTATGAGATACAAGCTAGAGGGGTAGGCTCTTATTCGGAAACTAGAACATTTGTCCTGGAGGAGTCTTGTAAATACAATACAAACACTTTAATATTCCAAAACAACTTAGGAGCATTCGACAGCTTTACATTCTACTTAGGAGATACATCTACTACTGACATAGAGCGCAAGGATATGAAAGTAAACGTAGATACTGTAGTAAGTAATGACATAGTCTATTCAATGAATGAGAGAGAAAAGGTAACTTACTACACAAAGAAAAGCACTACAATTAAGTTAATGTCCGATTGGATAACAGAAGCAGAAAGCAACTGGTTATTAGAACTTATCTCTAGTCCTGAGATATACTTACAAGAGGGTAACGAATTAACAGCAGTAGCGAAAATTAAAGCCACAAACTACACTAAAAAGAAAGTAGTAAGGGATAAGCTATTTAAAATAGATGTAGAACTAGAGCTAGGGTTTGATGATTACAGACAACGCATATAAATGGTTACAGAAAAGTTAATAATAGAAGGGGTTACTATTCCGATAGATAAGGGTATTTCTACGGTGCTAACTTTTAGTATTAAGGATATACAGCAGCCTGATAAGGTAAAGTCTAGCTTTAGTAAAACAATTAAGTTGCCGGGTAGTAAAGCAATAAATGATAAGCTAAATTTTATCTTTGAGGTTAATAGCGATTCTACCTTTAACCCTAATTTAAAACTAGATGCAGTTTATTATCAAAATGACATTGCAGTCTTTAGCGGTTTTATTCAATTAAAAGATATCCATAAAAAAGACTATAACCAAGTCGAATATAGTGTGGTGCTATTTGGAGAAACAGCTAACATATTTAGAGAGCTAGGCAATAAGTTCTTAAATGATGCAGGAATGAATTGGGATGAATTAGACCACGACTATACAAGGGTTATTCAGGAAAATAGTTGGGATACTAGTTACATTCTTAACGGAGCAGTAGAACCTTTCCAGT